TGCAAATGTCGTGCCCGAACGGATGATTATGCAACTGCTGTTCCCCGAGGGCGGCGATGTGGGTATTGCGATCAAGGCAAACGGTGTGAACTATACGTACAAGTATGATACGGATGGTTCCTGGAAGACCTCTAACTATACCGCACTAACTGATACAGCCACTTGGGACAAGCCCTCTACGGCTGACCCGTTTGCGGCGTTCAAGACGGTCAAAGACGCTATCCGTTCTAAGACTGGCACTGAACTAACAGTTGCTATTATGAACTCCTATACTTTTAATCTAATGGCTAAAACCGATGCCATTATGAAGCGGTATATGAGCACTAATGGCCTTACACTGGGATACCTAACTGATTCTGAGGTAAAGGCTGTTGTGGAGTCCACGTCCGGTCTGCGGATTGCAATTTACGACAAGCAGTTCCGGGACGAGGACAAGGTTGCCCATGCATTTGTGCCCAATGGCTATGTTTGTCTGATTCCTGAC